CCCGCAGCCAGTGTACCAAATATCACACCGGGACAGTTACCGCTTGCCAGTGGCAACCCGCCCATTGGGATTACCAACCTCCTTCAACAGAATTTGGCTGGCATCCCAGAGGCAGAGCAGGCCGCACAGCAAGCTGACATCTTATCCCGACAGCAATAGGATCGTTGCATGGACATCGGTGAAGCTATTTCCAGTGCCGTCGCCTCCGCCCTCCCACCGCAGCAGGACAACAGTGCGGCGGCGGAGGAAGCGGAAGAGGGACTGGCTCCAAATGCAGAAGAGGGTGAAGACAGTAACGGAGAGGGCGTAGGCTCCTCTGACGAATCAGAAGACGCTGATGCGCCCGTCGATATGCCAGAAGGCTATGTGGCCGTTCCCACGGTCACGGATGATCTGGCGACAGAGTTTGCCCTCTACGATGCAGATGGAGAAGTCGAAGTCCCGAACTTGATGGTCGAGTACAAGGCCAACGGGAAGATGCGGAGTGACCGCTTGGATCAAGTGGTCAAGCTGGCCCAGTGGGGCGTGTACAACCAAGATCGGGAGCAGAAGGTCCAGCAAGTTGAGCAACTGTCTCAACAGGTCTATCAAGAGCGCGAGGAGCTTGCCGCGCTGCTGTCGGAACGAGAAGGGCAGATTGAAAAGCTGTTGTTAGACGACGATTTCTTATTGGCTGTCCGCGATGCGTACGGCGAACAGAACTCGCCTGAAAACAGGGCCGTTCGCGCAGAACAGCAGGTACAGGACATTCGTGTCCAGCACCAGATGTCCGCGATTGCGGAGAAGGGCGAGGTCTTTTACGGGAATGAAGTGATGCCAGCCCTTAGCATGATTGCTGAGGCACTGCCATCTATTCCCATGGGAGAACTCGAAAATAAGTTTCAGATGGCTATGTACGCGCACGTTGAACGCGCTCCCAACGGAGAGGCGTATATCCCAGCGTCACGCTACGATGCGATCCGACAGTACATCCTCGACGATTTAGCCGTATGGGCACAAGCGCAGCACGGTCGCCGCTCACAGTCAACCACCTCTGCCCCGCAACGGGAAACACAGAAGGCGTTGGCGGAACGGGATAAGGCTCGCGTTGAGGCACAGAAGGCCAAGCGCGTTGTAGGACAAAAGACCCTCCCCGTTGGCAATGCAGGCAAGCCGTCTGGCAAGCCGAAAGCCTATGCGGGGAACACCGTAGACGATGCCGTCGCCAGTGCGTTGAGTACGGCGTTGTCGTCATTCCGTTAATACTTTCTTAGAGGTGACCCGTGGCTAATCCCACTCTGATTACGGATGCCGAACTAACCGGCCTCCTAAAGAACGTGTACTCGCAGTTCCGTGAGAAGGTGCAGAACCTTGTCACTCCTCTCCTCGCGCAGTTGGAGAAGGGCCGCTCTGGTGGCCCCCGCAATATGCGTTGGGGCGGTAACAACGTGTTCTTTGACGTAGTGACTGGCCGACCGGCTGGCGCGACGTTCTCGGCCTCTGGTTACTTCCCGCCCGACACGACGGCGACTGAAGTGCAGGCCAATGTGGGCATCGTCCGTGCGTACACCACCCGTCAGGTTGACGGTCTGGCGTTCGTCGGTACGCAGTCCAAGGATGCGGCCTTCACGACCATCGCCAGCAAGACGATGGAAGAAATCAAGGACGCTTCGATGCTCCTCATGCAGCAGGCGCTGCATAACAAGGCCGATGGCGTGGTGGCCTTGATCGGCACTGTTTCGTCTACGACCTCTATCATCGTGTCCTCGCCCTACGGCATTGCCAGCTCGGGTCAGGGTTCGTTGCTGTTGTCGGTGGGCGACTACATTGCGGTGCTGGATACGTCGGCGTCGGACGCAGTGCTGGGTCGTTCGGCCATCACGGCCATCAGCAACAGCGGCGACAACGCCACGCTGACGCTGGGCACGGCCATCACGGGCATGGCCGCAACGGACAAGATCGTGAAGGCGACCGCGAGCGATACGTCGTTCAACGGCGCGATGAACGGTCTCATCAGCATCACCAACCGTGGCAACGGCTATGCGTCGCTGCACAACATCAGCAATGCGACGTACAGCATTTGGGATGCCACCCGTATGGTTGCGGGCACGGACACGCCTGATGCTACGCAGCCGACCGAATCGGACATCTGGGACTTGATCCAGAAGATCGCCGGTCGTTCTGGCAAGGATGCCAATGTGAAGCCCAAGGACTTCCTCCTCATGACCACCCCCGGTCTGGCGAAGAAGCTCATGGAGTCGATGGTCGCCCAGCGTCGCTTCACGGCTGGCGAGTTCGGCACCACGATCAAGGGTGGCTACAAGGCCATTGAAATCTGTGGTATCCCGTGCGTGACGGACTACTACGTCCCGGCTGGCACGATCTACCTCCTGCACATCCCGTCCCTGTCGTGGGTGGATGCCAAGGATTGGGGCTTCGTGGAGTTCGAGGGCGCGGGTCCGTGGCGTTGGTTGTCGGGCCGCGATGCGTTCGAAACGACGTATGGCTGGTACGGCAACCTCGCGTGTCTGGCGCGTAATGCGCACGGCTCGATCACGGGTTACACGGACACGGCTCGTTACAGCCACATCTAAAGTCGCGGTGGGGGGTGGTAGCACTTCGGCTGCTGCCCCCCATTGGGATCAACTTGGAGACTTCAGATGGCGTATAACTTTTTTGCTCCAAAGCCGGGGCGTCTTGGGACGCTGCCTGTCCCGCTGACCAGTGGCCGTTTGAACACGGGCACGCTGGCGGCTGGCACGGACAACCACAACATTGGCGGGTTCCCTGCCAAGGCGTATGTCAATCGGGCGACCTTCTGTGCGGGGACGTTCCCGACCGCCGCCACGTCGTGTGTCGTCACGCTGTACAAGATGACGGGCGCGACGGCGGTGGCCCTTACGTCTGGTCTGGACGTTAACACCAAGACGGCAGACACGCCGTTGCAGTTTGTGTTTCTGACCACGACCACGGACGCCCAGCGGACGCTGACCACGGCGGACAGCCTTCGCGTGGCGATGGTGACTGTGGGTGCCGTCTCAGTGCAGCCCGACGATGCGACGGTGGTCGTCGAACTGCTGGTGCAGGAGTAACATGACCGCGCCCGTGATTCTGGTGAATCCTGCGGGCATCCCCGAGCCGTCGCCTGAGATTCAGCGGCGGCTTCGGGAGGTGCATAGCGGACTGAAGTTGCGGCTGATGGACACAGGGGTGCCTACATGGTCTGTGTGCATGGAGTGGCAACCCGATGACCGCCGATGGGAGTGGGTGCAGCGCGAGAGCTACGACGCACGAATGGCCTATGACATCATTGGCTATCTGCCGCTGGGATGTAGCCCCGACGAAGCCCCGTCATATTTAAGCAAGATGATCCGTGCCTTCCCGCGAGAAGACATCCAGCGGTTGACCGACTCCGTGGAGAACTACAACACGGGGATGATGTCTGCGGCGATGGACAGTGCCATTGGAGAAGTGTTGGACAGCGCCGATCCGTCTACTCTCCGCCGTGGCCGTGGACGCCCTCGTAAAGTCAGCTAAGGAGAGAAGGGATGGCACAAATGACCCGCGCACAGCTTGTCGAGATGACCCGCGAGTACATGGATGCGGTTGGCTCGACACGGTGGTCAGACGAGACGATTAAGATGGCGCTAAACGGCGTGTACGATGAGGAGTGGTCAAACATCCTCAACGCCGCGCCGTACTACACGTTTCAGCAACTGACGTTGAGCAGTGATGCGAACGGGCAAATCCCCTTCTCCTCGCTTTCAACGGGTTCAGGTAACTCGCAGAAGAACTTCTACCGCATCTTGTCGCTGTCAGACGGAAACGTCCTGTACGGGCAGACCGAGTACCAGAACGTGCCGTTGGCAACGACCAGCGGGTATTTGCCAAGCTACCCCAAGCTGTACTACTTGATTGGGGAACTGGTGCAAATCCTGCCACTGGGCGCGTCCTCGCCGTTCTATGTCGCGGTTAACTATAAGCCCACGGCGTTGATTGACTTGGCAACGGACGCGACGATTGTGCCCTTCCCTGCCAACAGCGAACAGCTCTTGGCGATTAATGCGGCGTACAAGCTGTTGATGAAGGGCGGCGCAGAATTGACCGCAGCGGCAAGTTTCCGGTCGCTGGCAAACGAAGAGCGGCAAACCCTCCTCGACGATCTCCGCCGTCGCACGATCAACCCGACCCGCATGGCCTATCCAGACG